AGGCCGTTCGCTAATGTAGTAACTGGAGGACTATCCGCGCCGAATCTACCTTCAGTCGACATGATCTGGAGCTCATCGTATAGAACACCGACAGCAACGATGTCTGTGGCTGTGCTGCCAGAACCACCAACGATTGGAAGGTCTTGACTGCTATCAATCGCGTTCAATACTAGATTGAAGTTGGCAATCTCATAGAAGAATTCAGCTAGTACTTCGTTCGAGAGATCACCTAAACCTCCCTTTGCTTCAATCTCAACATGAGTTGTTGGATACCATACGCCACCCTCCCAAATTGGAGGCCCTGGCGGCTGGCCGTCTACATCACGAGTGAAATTATGATATTCTTCGTCGCCCTGATCCTCGGCCCACAGGCGATGTACCTTCAAATCAACAACTAAGCAAAAATTGATGAATTCAATAAATGCTTGGGTTCCTTTACCAAACCAATACTGACCTACGAATCTCGAAATGACATGATAATCATCATTAGACAAAACTCCAGCAGATTTGAGTTTCATCCCAAGCATGTTTACTTGGCGTACAAGTAATTCGCGCTCAGGTTGACTCCAATCGCTGAAATCGATCATCTCGTGATCGAGAACTTTCTGTTCCAATACGGGATTAGTCACCCACATATTGCGAATGTTCTCGATCACTCGAATCTTGTCATCAACTAATGATTGAAATACTTCGTCGATGGACTGAGTGTATTCGACGAAATATTCGTTCATTGCGAGATATGGAGGCAAGAGGACCGTGCGTGGAATCTTAATTCCGAGACGCTTGTCTACCGTTTCCATATCTTATGTCCTATGTTGTCACGTTACGCTCAGGTGTACCATCGATCTGTTGCTGACGATCTGCGTAGAACACATTGATCGTCAAACTGTTGAGCGAGTTATACCGAATAGGGGCGCTACTGACAGAAGGAGGTAAAGGACCAACAGGAGTAATGGAACCATCATCTGTAAACTCCAAGAATTGATCAGTTGTATTTGCTACAGTAGCAATCTTACCAAGTCCGCCATTGTAATCACGGCCCCACACATAGTAACTAACTGCTTGACTAGTAGTGCGCCAGCGGAGTTTGATCGCAGCATTGTTGCCAATTACTTGTGGGAAGACCCATTTATTCGGAGGACCTTCTTCCAATGCATCATTTACGCTGATTGCATATGCGTACACAAGTTCTGTTAACGTTCCACCGCCAGGGATGATTTCATAGTCAGCCCGTATGCCAGATGGTGGGCTGACTGTCATCGGATACGTAGGCTCGTTGATCAGAACATATGATACCTGACCTTGATTCTTTTTCTTGATGGCAGTAACTAAGTCAGAATTATAGAAGTCAGTCAGTAGAAGTCCGGTCTTTGGTTCGAACAGATAACGCACAGCGTCCTCCGATCGTTGTTTGACTTGTGACAAGATGGCAGTATTGAATGCGTATACATCGATATTCAAATCGCGCGGCATTGGAATCGGATCCTGCCAGTAGAAGCGTGTGCTATACATCGTCACACGTTCCATGTAATCAATGAAATCAGCCTTCTGTTGTTGAGACCACGGACTATTCGTCAACGCTGACACGCGAATGGTATTCATCCATTTGCGATCCATAGGGTCAATTTCACGTTGGGCCTGCGTGATAGCATCAACAATACCAGGATATGTATTAACAATCGCAACGTATTGATTTCGAGTAACCGAAGATTCATTGGTACCGAATGAACCAGACGCAACGTTCTTGTAGACAACTACTGGCTGCTCGTCAGCACCGCCGTGAGGATTCTCAAGAACTGTACCTTCGATTAACGGGAAGCCATCAACATTCAGTCTCTTGTTCAACAGAGCGGCATTATTACCAGAATCACCTTCGGTAACGACATAGCGAATCATCACAACGTCGTTGACAGCAGGAACCGAACCAAAATTCGGATTGATAGTACCGAACTGAATCAACAGACGACCATCGGCTAACGTTAAATCAGCGAATGCTGGCTGATCTCGATAGTTCCATAGAACCGAACTAGCCTTGTTGAGTAATGTTCCATTGATCATGATTGTTGTATCGAAATCAGAAACAACAAATCGATCTTCTTCAGAGATAAATGCTTGGAAATTCGCACCGTTCCCGGTGACTTGATAAACAACGACTGTGCCCTGATAGAGATAATGCTCTACTGGAACATTCGCTTCTAACACAATCTGTTCACGATTGAAGTAGTATTTCCCACCGACGATGAATTGAGTGTAAGGTACGAGCGACACCGCTTGCGGGCTTTCGATCTGCACCCTAATCTCAGCGGGGGCCTTACGCGTCATGCGCGCACCCTGCATCTGAGTAATGGCACGAATGGCATCGTCTGCCTGCGCCGTCTCAGCAAAGGAGTCTTCTCTAGCACGAATCAGCCTACCTTGTGCATGCACACCTACGGTAGAAATCAAGCCAAGTAATGTCTGGCTTGTCATAGTTGTCAATACACCTTTCCATACAGGACGTGCGGACAACCATTGATTGAATTGATCCATGAACTGATCATAGTCTGCCGTTAGATCTGACAGAACAAGAATATCAGTAGCCATTAAAATCCTCCAGTATTTGATACGGTGAAGTCAGTGACTTGACGAACACCGGTCAAATCTTCTGTGTATGTTATGCGAATTCTATAGCCTGGAACATTATAGTCAGGAATAACGTAAGTTCCGCTATAGTCTAAGCGAATACGAGGCTCCCATCTAGCAAGTGCCTGAATCAGACCCATGTTTATAGCATCAGCAGTCTGTGCATCAACAGGTTCTTGCAATAGCTGATAGAGAGCAGCGCCATATTCTGGCTCGAACAGCGGACCTCGGGCACCAATCGGACAATTGAATAAATTCACCAAACTGGATGCGGAGATGCTCATACTGTCAGGCACACGATCCGGCAAATCATTCATTGTGAACAGGGTATTCACATCAATCCAAGTAGACCCTGTCAAATTCGTAGAGTAATCTGTAATCTTGACTGCCATCTTAGTGCCTCTTAAGTTCCCGATATAGGAGCGCTGGTTTCACTGCCATTTTCTGGGTGACGGTGACCACTGATCGACACATTGTTGGAACGGAATACACCATCCGTGTGGTTTACATTACCTCGCATCTCTGCAGAGTAACCAGATCCAGTGTCGCCTTCTATGATCATGCCGGCCATGACGCGAAGCAGTCCTTCGATGATGGTCTCACCTGTAATACGAGTCAAGTCCGCATCAATCGTAGCATTGCTGGTTTCAATAGTGGAATCACCGCTGACCGAAGCATTCAGATCACCAGTCGTATTGAGGTTCACGTTTCCGTTGACATTGATATTAACATTACTCTTGATATCAGCATCGAGCGAACCATCCTGTCCAATAGTGTACGTAGTTCCGCTGGAATGCGTGAATGTGTAGGTTCCCGCATCCATGTTAACGACTAACGTATTACCGCTAGGATCTTTATATCCCCAAGTGTTAGGACTTTGGAATTCAACTGGGATCTGTCCATTCTTCGGTACGTGACCTTCCTTGTATCCGTATTTACTATCACCGTGTTGAAGTTGAATGATAACAGTCGAACCGACAGCGGGAGCCCCGTAAGTACCGAATCCGTCGCCCATGCCGAATGGAGATTCACGAACGTTACCAATCCAAGGAAGTTCTCCCTCCTCGAATAAGCCAGGAACACTTACTTGGAATCGGCCCTTGTGCAGCGGATCCTGATTATTTACAACAGTGCCTTCGAAGAGTTGACCAGCATAATCTTGCCGGTCTCCGACTAAGGTAGAGAGATTATCTACTCCCATCACTTACTCCAGTTCGTTCCGTTCTTGACACCCTCGAACTTTTCATAATAGTTTGGACCTTGTGCAACTATGGCCTTACTAGTTATGATGTATTGTCCGCTGGTAGTAGTATCCAGATTCCCGTTAGCATCTTCTGCAGAGAAGTCAATCTTATCAAGCAATAGAAGACTAGACACATAGGTCGTTAGGAAATCTGTTCCCATGCTGAGTAATGCACTATATCGACGATTCTGATAGAAGCCACGATCATAATTCTCATTCGTATTGCCAAAGTCAATAGGCGTGAATGATTGCAATCCGCGACCAATTTGTTCCTTCGTTGTAACATCGATCAATGGAGTCTTGCTATCAGACGTGAATTGCAATTGATCATATATTTCTTGCTGGGGATTGGTGTCGCCCTGACGTCTTCGCGCAAGATTGTAGCCTGATATGAGATTACTAGTACCGTTGCTAGTTGATGGTCGATGATCCACAATGATGAAGCGATCACCATCCGATTTACCTTGAGCACACTTCAATGTAATATCAGAAATCTTATTCAGATTCTTGTAGCGAAGGATACCTTCGGGACAGAATGCGAGTTTCATCAAACTCTGTTCATCAGCATACCCGTATTCTGCAGTTCTCAGTGCAAAGACTGCATAGCTGCGATTTTGTGGCATCCACAATTGAGCATCATTAGTTGTAGTGCCGTCATAGGTCAATTGACATGCCTGAGCAATCTGGCTTAGCACATAATCACTAGTACCACGAATTCCTTCTGTCGTTGTACCGCCGAAATACTTTGGAGGATATCCGTACCCATAGATCGTATACTGGCTACCGACCGGAGTGTTATTGCTAGTGAAATTACTCAGGTGGAATTTATAAGTCGAGCTACGACCGTCACCTAAAGATTGCAGGACAACAGTGATCGAACATCCATCAACAAGGACACCTGATCCTAGCATACCCGACTGATCGGTCACTGAGATCTTTAATGTTGGAACCAACATGCGTATTGAAGATCCAATGTGCAGGAAATTCAATACGTTGAATTGGTTCAGTGGATAGTTCATGTCGTTGAATATGATAGAGATCTCTACTCTATCCGGAATGATATAACTCATATCAATCCTTAAATGGTAATAGTGCGTTGCTGATTAGATTGTTGTCCAGTCAGAATGCCGATCACAGAGCTCTTGGTTGGTAGTATAAGCGACACACCTGGGCGGAGGTCTTGGATACCATCTTTCAGTCCGTTGAACGAAAGAATGATACGCCATAGACTGACTGATCCGTACTCACGGTAGGCGATGCCTGGGAGATTGGCCATGTCCGCTTGGGTCAATGTAATACGACGTCCCGGCTGCAGGATGAATCGAACGTTCTTGTACGCACTCTTGAAGATGGATCGCTGAGTTCCAGTATTATCAATCGGAGAATACTCAGACCATGTATAGTCATGCATTGTCTACACTCCAATTAGAATGGAATTGGGAGATTAGTCTTATTCGGCATAGTGATCGGGAACGCCTGAGCAACGTTATCAATCGCGCTTCCAACCATAGAACGAGCACCAGAAGCGATGCCGCTTGCAGGCGGCGGGAAGAAGATGTTTTGCAGATCCTGCCTGACAATCATGAATAAAGGCTTGAATCGAATATCAACACGAGCATGCATAGGCAATCCAGTTCTGGCATCGAATTTCGATTCGTATGTCTTCTGAACGTTGGTGATTACCACTGAATCGAAGAAAGCGAAATTCCCCAATCGAATACTGATTTGATCCTTCACGTACTTACGGAAGGAATTCGTTTGTCCATACACGTTACTAGTTGACGGGCTAGTTGTGTTAATAGGCTGACTATTTCCATTAGTGCAAATCATAGCCGGATCAACAAGGTGGCCTTGTTTCGGCTGATCATTACTAGTAGACCCAATATTAAACACATCGTCCAGTCCTACCATCTGCAGTAACGAAGATGTCAAGCTCTGTGCGTTACTCTTCAATTCATTAACAACCGCTGAATCGATCTTAGGACCAGGGCTCACGAGAAAGCCGTCTGCGCCTAATGTGTCCGGGGTTGTTAACTCCATCAATGAAATGATGGGAGCTCGAACTTCCAAGTGAGGATCAGCTTCTGCATGAAATTCAAGCTGTAAGCCTAATTCTGTCTCAGCAGAGCCTTGCCAGATTTGAGCAGTCATGTTCTGGTTGATTAGACGGGCACCAGTACCAATCTTCATAAGAGTATCGATAATGGCATTACCAGTCAAACCTTGCGTGAACGGAGCATCATATTGCGAAGCAGTATCGAAGGTGAATGCTTCCGGCATTGGAGCTTTCACGTTAACGATGTTGTTCGGATTAGATGGCTTCGTCGAAAAAATATGCACCATGTAGTGCGGATTGCCTACGTATGCCATGATCAATGTCCTATTACTGCGCCACCCAACGTGAAGAATTCAGTTGGATCATTATTGAATGTTCGTTCCTTAGCCTTCATTGTCGATTGTTCTTTCTGTTGAGGAATCGCAACACGAGGCTTAGGTTTCGTGGTTACTGCTTTGCTAGATTCAGATGATTCTTCAGGACTAGTGGCGGAGTCTGACTCCATGCCAAATTCACCCTTATTGATCTTATCCAAATACTGACTATACTTGTTTTGACGATCTGATAATCCATTCAGACCGCCGTTGATTTGACGAGTAACGAATCTCACATCACCTATTTGGGCAGCACTACTGATCTTTGGTCTTGCAATATACCAATACCAGAGAGCAATACCAGCAGCAACATCAGGATCAGAGGCAAGATCAGGATTGTTCACTAAGTCAATACCAAGATATTTTCCTGCCGCTGCATAGTTTGCACGACCAGTTAATTGAATGAAACCGCGTCCACGATATTTATAGCCGTCACCTGGATTAACGTTACCAAGATCCTTTCGGCCTTCATATCGTTGCTGAGTTGGAGTGGGTCCCCAGATTTCATGCATATATTGGAAGTTTCCACTTTCATGCGCTAACTGCGCAAGAAACATGGCGCGCTCTTCCTTATCAGTCATACCAGCTTTGTTCATAGCTCGAACAATAGCAGCTTGTCGTGATCCTGCGCTACCTTTCGCTTTGGTCTGATCTCGCACAACTTCGATTGGACGACGACCTGATGAAACACCCATGTCTTCACCGAATGCTTCGGTCTTGGACATCTCCTCTTCCCAATCACGATCGGAATAGAAGCGCCCTCTGACTCCGAACGCAGCGAGACCTTCTTGATCCTGTACTACTGATGCAGGATTGTCGCCCTGGAAAATAGTGCGATACAGAAGATATCCTAATCCACCGGCCGCTAATGCCGCGCCCACCACAGCGCCGACCGGCGTCGCTAAGAACGATACAATACCAGTCAGCACAGGCATTACTACAGAGCGCAGAATGAACCGACCCATCGCAAAGATCATACGCTTGCTGAATTGGAGAACCCATTTCGTTACAAGGATAGCACGACTACGTCCAAAGATTGAAGCAGCTTTGCCTGCTTTTCTCGCAAGATCTTTAGCAGACGGTACATCCACACCGCTTGATTGTTGATTACCAGTGAATCTTTCGATGAATGATCGTACTACACTCGGAGGGGGATCCGAATCTGCTGTAGACGTAAGGAAATCAATGCCATCGTAGATTGCCTGGTTTTCCTGCATATGCAGTTGGAACATTTCACCAGGAGTACGCATATTACTTTATGAGGACAGCACTATTCAGTAGACCAAAAGACGGATCAACGCTAGTAGAATACGGGATGCTATCTAACGAAAGAATAGAAGCACCCTGAGCTTCCTTCATCGACCTCATCACATTCTCAGACTGCTGTACTGCCGCATCCTTTGTTGTAATCGGTTTACTAGGATTAATTTCCGAATCCGCAACAGTAGATGATCTAGCTCTCCTGTTAGGACGGCCAAATGCAGCGCCACCTTCACCTGTAGTAAATCCTGGGCTGGGTTCGCCTTGCGCTGGAGGCGTAGATCCAGCAGGACCGGTGATGTTTACGTTACCACTGCTAGATCCAGTCGTAGTGTCGCTGATTCGTTGCTGTGCATTACTAGCTTTGTCAATGTTCTGTTGCTGGAACTTAGTCTTCTGTTCAGCCCGCTTGTTCCACTTCTCAGCTTCAGATCGGTAATGTGTAGCAGCAGTCTCATTGCCATTCTTGGACGCCTCTTCAGCCATTCCAATGAATTTATCACGCTGCTGCGTAGCATACTCAGCACCTGCCGCATTTGTGTTAGCAGCATTGCTGTGCTTCCGTACGAGATCTTCGTCTGATTCGTGAAACGGGTTGATCTTATCGGCAATCCATGTAGCCAGTGACTTAGCATTCTTTGTGACGAAATCAAGAAATTGAGTTCCGTATTCTTTCATCTTATCGAAATTCAAATAGCTTTGGATCTTCTCAATCATCTTGCCACCGGTCAATTCAGTAAGAAGGAATCGACCAAGCAATGCTAACAATCCTGCACCAAGACCAAACTTCCCACCTACTGATTTAGCACGATCCCAAGCGCCACCAGTGAATGATTTGAGCTTACGCCACCAATTTGTTGCTTTCCGTTCATCACGTTTATCTTGATTCGATGGATTGGTTACGTCATCCAGCTTTTCATTGATATCTTCGAGTAGATTTTCACGCGTATCCGCTTGCTTCTCTTCCATCAAGGCAGGACTGGAAGACGGCAGTCCTTGAGGTTGAGTTTTGATGAAATCAGACGCGAGAGCTGACGGAGTGTAACGACCAGTGGGGGCCTCAGGCTCAAGAACTTGCTCAACACCACTAACACCACGAAACTCCATGATCAAACGACGGAGTCCACGATACGCAGCTTCCTCCATTCGTTGATAGACACCACCAAATCGCATCTCACCAGCAAGTTCAGCCGCTGCAACAAGATCATCCTGAGTAGGAACGTTCTTGAAGAAGCGGCTGAGTTTACGATCGATCATCAATTCAAATCGATCATCTTGGTCACGCAATTGCTTTATTACAATATCTTCAACAGTAGCAGCTAATTCAACACCTTCGCTCTGTATAGCCTTAGTGATGGCCAATTCCAGAAGTCCGTCAGTATTGATTTCTACTTTGCCCTTCTTCGCGCGATCATCTGTGATGCGAGCGATTCGGTCTTCTGCAATCTTGTTGATCGCGTCAACGCCATTCTGGAAAACCTGACTCGCTACTGCACCGTACTGTGCAACAAGGAGTTGAGCCTGTTTCAAATCCTTGCTAGTACCTTCGCCATTTTTCAGTTTGTCGAAGGTCTTTCTAGCCTGTTGCTCCAGCTTTGTCCACTTTCTTTGCTCATACGGAGTTTTGAAACTAGGCATCCATATCACCTGTTGTAAACTAGTCCTTCACGTGCAGCTTTCAACCGTTCTTCGCGGGCTGTATGTGCATGATCGCTTAGATGAATGAACAACCACACTGGCATATCAGCTGGAGGAACGACTCCATATTCCGATGCTAACAGCCAGTAGCGATTGCCGATCTCTTTGTGAGTGTTAACGGGGAAGAAACGCGGACGCATCAATGTTGACCGGAGTCTTCATTGATGCGCCGCACTCCTTGCAACGAATTGTGATCGTTTCTTCCACACCGTAACCAAACAGTGCTTTCTCGTAGTCCATAACTGCCTGAACTTGATCAGGAGTTAAAGATGATGCAAGGTCAATCTTCTGGCTAAACGTTTCGCCTTCCAGATAACATGCGATTTGCCCGAGAAATTGGAATTCCTCATTAGCGAACCGCTCATCTTCCAACCAATCGATAGAATCTTGAACAGTAGCGGGTCTAACCACGATACCATCCATCAATTCTTCATCAATTACAGGCATCTGATCTAGCATCGTAGTCTTCAACATCGAGCTAGTGATCAGTTCCGTAATCTTCAAACTTTCCTTCTTCAGCTTTCCTTCTTTCACCATTGCAATGTGCTCGGGATTACTACATTGCTCAGTGTGAAGATAGCGAGTCTTGTTGTAATTGGTCAGACGTTGAAAATACAGGACATAGTAGAAGTCCGGTAACGTCAATTGGTGTGCCAACGATACATTCTCGAATCTCTCGTCACTAGTATGAAGCATAGAACTAACACACTCAGCCATCAAGCGAAGACTCTTCTCACTATGAGCTCTTGCCATCTTGGCCATATGGTAGGCGCGAATGGGTGAGGCAAACAGGTCCTTGAATTCATACATCGCAAAGCGAGACGGAAGTTCAATTGACAGAGCTTCTGCTTCACTGTTGGGACGCTGCACACCGAGGGATTGAACAGGCGCATGGTGAATATACGTCGGCTGTTCGTACTGAGGTTGCTGGCCTTCTTGCAGAAAAGCTTGAGCAGCCCCAGACAATCCTTCCGGCGCGTCTGCTTGAGGATGCCCTGGCTGAACCATGACTGACGGCTGTACTGGTTTGAACTGAGGATACTTATCCGTCAGCTTTTCAGGTTTGCCCGGACCGCGTCGACGTTCGATTGGAACATTCTTCGCCGGCTTTGGTTGAGGCTTCACAGCTGATTCTGGGTAAGATTCATAAGAGAGACTCTTTAAATCTATATCGGTGATTTGAGGTTTTTTGGTCATGTATGATACCCTTGTTAGAACATTCTCAAGCTGTCGCCAATTGCACCGGCTAGACCACCAACAGCTTGTCTTGCACGTTCAGTCACTACATCAGTTGCCGTAGTGATGATATTACCTAAGGGATTCGCTGCACCCAAGATCCCTTCGATAGTTGTCCTACTTACTTCCATGTCTACAACTAATACATCCCCCACTGAGAAATTCACGTTCGCAACTAATTGATTGCTACTGGCGGATTCCAATTGAAGCTGATCCAGGTTCGTAGGCCAACATTCGATGTACTGAAGACATGCGATAGCTTGCCTGATGGGATCAAGTAGAAATACGTAGATATCTTTCTTGTATTGATTCGGTGGCATGAATCCACCACCTTGCGTCATTACATTGATTCGGTCTGTCGGTTGAAGAATAGCTGCTTCCCATCCGCGCAAGTAGCGCATAGTCAGGCCAGAACTATCCATATAGAAAGACAGACGGAGACTATCCAATGAATAGCGTCCGGCATAATGTTTTGTTCTTCCTTCTCGGAATATTGAAACTTGATCGAATTGACGAAATGGGACTGTCGCTTCTTGAATGAAGTACCAAGGGAGTCCCATTGTCCCGTATGCACTAGTGATGACAGGAACTTGAGCATACCATGATATGGATTGCATGGGATCACTACGAGCTAATGCTCCGTAGAAAGAATTCCCCTCAAGAATGCCACCATTGTCGCTCATCCGTGACATTCCACCACCAGGACCAGATAAGATAGATCCACTAGCTACGCCAAGAACAGAACCAACTGCTCCGGCGACATTACCTGGAATGTCGAATATTCGTTGTGCTGCGTCTGCGGGATTACCTGTGACGATATCCGTGGCAGCACCTATGACACCAGCCAAGCCAGCATTAACAGCGCCAGCAGCAGCCTGAGTGGCCGCGTTCTTAGCACTATTTACAACACTGCCGACGGCTCCTTTCAGACCACGTTCAGCCTGTTTAACGGAACCACGAACCACATTCTTCGTGTGATTCACAGTATCACTTTTTGCTTTTCCAATTGCATCAGCTAAAGTTGCCACGATAAAGTCCTCAGTTGCGGGACTTGTATTCCAAGCAGGAATGGGGCGTTTGACGGCCTGATTAGTCCTGCTGGAACAGCCATGTCCCAGCGGCAAAAAGATGGCTGACTCATAGCAAAATCGCGATTGCGTAAGTCAGCCCAAAGAAATACGGGAGAACCCTCAAAAACTCTCGTATCCTGCGATTGAAAGGTATCAGTTGCCATCCACCTATTATAAAATTGTCGCTTGTCGTTCCCATCCTTTCTCATGACATTGCGGACAATTGTCTTTAATCCAGTCATGGAGTGAACATCCAGTTGCGAATCTTACGCTAACATCTATCAAAACTAGAATCAATGAAAAGTCAATGATCATTGATGCTCCATACTTCGTTGACAGCAAGAGTACGTACAAGACGCAATAGATCACGGTGAGAATGAAAGGACTCATGGTTATTCCGATTTGTTTTGATCTTTTTGGAAGTAGTACGCAATAATGATATTCAAGTTTCCAAATAAATATCCAACGATTGCGCCTAGAAGATCTGATGATATGGATACGGGACTGCGAAAGAGCAGTAAGGAAATGATTGTGAGGATGGCGAGTACAATCGCAAACCCCAACGATAGTATTACAAGACTCTTGTCCATAACAACCCTCAAGTCATGGCTGTATAGATATTCCTACAAACAATACTCAAGGGAAGTCCATCTGCAACTGATGGATCTTGTAATTGGGTCCGTGCTTTCGTAATTACATCCATATAATTAGAACCGGATGCGAATTCATTCTTATTCAACTGCTTGACAAACTGAGCGATGCGAACTGTAGGTGCTGTCGGGATGAATCGATCGAAGTTCCATGTATAGATGAATGGTACAGGCTCATACAATTCCACATGAACATCTAGATTCGAACTAGCTGGCATAGTAATCACATTAGGATTAGCTGGGGAAGAATATTCCGTATCAAGCCATGAAACAGAAATGATGCCACTAGCGACATTGGTGAACTCACCTACAACTATCTCCCCGACTTTGACGAATCCCGCAGCGTCATCAGTGAAATCACCTGGAGTGTAGAGGAAGTGGACTTGGCGCTGACGAAGATTAGTTTCCGGCCATTGTTGGATAACTGTACCAGATGCGTCACATAACTCAACAATCGGAGGTTGTCCAACGTTGTATCCGTACTGCTCGAATGTAACATTTCCAAGATCATCGACAACAGCGAATTTCAACGTTGTGTAGCCTGTAGTCACAGACACCGTGGTTGGGAGAGTGACTAGTGTTGATGCATCTTGATTGACATACGAGTCTGTAGTCGATGCGAATACAATATCCGTATCAGCCATGTTGTCGAATATTGGAGAGTCGCCGTGCAATGCTTTGTTCTCTCCTACCGTTCGACCTGGTGAGAAATCTAGCGTTCCTTGGAAATTCGCATTTGTTATCCCAGCTAGAATGTAGTTTGCAGTTGCATAGTAAGACTCTGGATAGCGCGCAGTAGTTCCAGTTCCTGCGCCGCCATTATCTGTTAGGACATACACACCGATGCCAGAGCGTCGCGCTTGCGCAATGTTCGCAATGCCATCATTGGTGATGTACTGAGGGCTAGGCGGCGTAGCCGTCGATCCTATAGAATTGCTGCTTATTATTAGAACTGCATCATAGTTCGATAATTCAGCGAACGTTGGATTCAGCAGATTACCAGCATAATCAGCCCGATCTTTGATCGTCATGGTTATGCCAAGAATGCTGGCAACTCCAGTTAGTGTAGTATAAAACGAAGTTCCTGATACTGAATCTTTTATGAAATAAGAATTGCCGTTATCATCTAGAGTTGCATTCTTATCTCCTAATGCAAGCAGCTGAGTTCCTCCATCCAGCACGAACTGGATGCAGTTGTGCAGAAGTTTAAGGGCATCATCTAATTCTGCAAACGTAGTAGGAGTTGGCGTAATTGCATTCCATCGGCTATTGTAGGCTTTGGCGAACGCACCATCAAAAATAGCGCGTCCGCGTCCGTCATCAATAGTTTGACTATACGGATATTCCGTTCCTGGTTTATCGGACGATGCAATAGTCTTGACAATTACTGGATCAGACCCATTGGTGGTCACCAGAATTCCTGCAACGTTAGCAGGACCAGTGACTGAAATGGTCTGATCGTCATTGTAGGTTCCTGGAGGCGGAGTAAGAGTTAGCGCCATCAGATATTCCTTATCACATATCGGAAATTCAGCGTATCTGTAGGATGTTCGTTAGTCACATTGATCGTAGTCGATGTATAGCGAATCGTTGCCACACCATCAGCATCATACCAAGTTCCGGCAGTTGTCGTATCCTCAACACGAAGTTGAACTTGAACGTCTAACGGATTGGAGCCCGACGGAGGAGCAATCACTGATGATGAACCGGGTCCAATTGTCATTGTTCCACTAGTCTTGGTGATAACAGGAGTAGGGGAAATACGGACCCACTTATCACCAATCGCTACAGCATAGTCACCAACTAACCAGTTCACTTCTCCATCCAAATTGGTAGTTCCGGCCGTCGAAACACGGAACCACTTACCATTAGCTGGAACTTGGATAGAGGTTGGAACGCCAGAATCATCCCAATCATCCTGCATCTCACCGTTAGCCATGAGGACAACAGTGTGAGGAACAACTTCGCCATCGGCTTCAGTATCAATATATGAACCTGCATTCGTTGAAGCGTCCCATTCACCCATGTAGATCATCGCACCAAGCGGTAATTGCTTTTGCGGAAGTCTAGCATACGTATAGTCTGATACAGCTTCATCTACCGGAGGTTGAACTGGATCAATCGTGAGGAATCCAGCGATACCGCCTTGAATGCCGACTTCCTCTGTCGTTAGGCCGCCTAATGCAGCTATATCGATGACGATATTGCCGTTTGAATCGGGCGTAACATCATTGACTGAGCGCACGTCGGCAGAAAGGAGGCCACCAGTAGTAATCGTCAAACCAGAACTAATACGAACAACGCCGAGCGCAGATGTAGTAGCAATTGGAACTGACGAGATACCGCCAATCTGTTGCCAGCTACTGGGAGTTCCGCCGACAATAGACCGCTCAAACATATAAGCGTCACCTTGAGACCATCTTTGCTGAACATTACTTCCATCAGCTGTAGTCTGGATCACTTCCAACTTACCAGCTTTTAGTCCACCAGGAATTGTAGGACCGTTAACAAGAGAAGTAGCAATGGCATCAGTAGCAGCAAAATACAGGCCAGTCGTTACAATAGCATTGAAATCGCCCCCAGTACCAATAGCAGTCGGATCAATTAAGCCAAGAATGATCACATCACCATTATTGCCGTTCACTGAACGAACTGGAGTGAACCCTAAGCTGAGAACTCCAGTCGTTTGGTTAACGACCAAATCAGGTCCAGGAACAACAACGCCACCTTTTACCGTAGGACCGGCAGTCGGTAATACATAGTTTGATGGAACAGTAACGTTCCCGTTAGCATCCGGAGTT